ATAGTAACTTACTCAGTTTCGTATTGGTCATACACCTTTCTTAACTCATCTATATGCCTCTTCCATTCTCTTGGGTTACAAGTACAAGGGATATAGAACTTGTGTTGGAATATCCTTGAGTGTATTCTTGATAGTTGCTCGTGGTAACGAGGTCTTAACTCCCTACCCTTAAACTCTGCAAAGAACTCCTTCAGGTAATTGTACTCACTCTCCTCTAAACATAGAGGTTGAGTCTTCTTAGGGAACAACTTGTTGAGCTTTTCTTTCCTTGCATCACATCCGCAGTCTATACCTGTAAGTTCTGCAAAGGTGTCTACTACCTTCTTGATTCCTGTAGCTTTAGTGATTTTCTCAATATCATCACCTAAACCTTTAGATTCTTTCGCTTTCACCGTTCTGGTAGTCTTCGTAGTCTTCTTTGATTTTTTCGTGGACATACTCTTTAGATTTTCTTAGTGTATCAAAAATGGAGAAGAGGCTTATGCCTGTTTCCTTCTCTATATCTCTCATTGACATATTGGTGGTGTGGTAGATTTCAAACATCTTATGGTCGTACCAATGTTGGTCTTTCATTATATCCCATACCTTGTCAATTATCTTTTCAAAGCCTTGTGCTTGGATAAGGTTGTACTCTTCTTCAGCAATATCGTACTCAACCATATCACCTGTGTATACCATTAAGTCTTTCTTGTTTTGGAAGGTGCGAACCATATTCCGAAGGGTAACCCATATGAATAACTTGTTGGGTTGGTTCTTGTACATTATACGCTCTGGCTTGTCTATATACTTATTCAAGCGTATGTACATCTCTTGCACGATGTCTTCAGCGTAGTCTCCTGCGCCAAACTTGTGTGCCATCTTTAGCCACTCCTTGTGATACTCAGCAAGTAAGTGTAGTAGATTCATTGCTCTTCTCTTTCAGTAGCCCAAGTAATTATAATAGCAAAAATCCCAAAGCACAACTGCAAAGAGTGGTACTTGGGATTCTCATAGTCATCATCTAACTCGGAGTTCCAATAGTTTACTCCAAGTAATAATCCGTATAGGGGTGCTATGTCAATCGCTAAGTTCATATTGTTTTAGGCGGTTAATCTCTTCATCCCTAATATACAACTCTTTACGAGCTTTTATCAAATCTTCCCTAACATTTATTAACCTTTCCCTCAATTTAGCATTCTCTTTACGCAAGGACATCTCCTCACTCTGCTCTTCATCGTTGCGTATCTTATCAATAATGTCACAACTCTGGTTGTAGTAACTAAGGTACTGCTTGTCAAACTTGATGTTAGTATCGTGGTTCTTCCAAGCCCATATCACCGTAGCGTGATTCTTCTTCATCACTCTCGCTATCTGCAAGGTGTTGTAGATGTCTCTCGCTGCAACCATAAAGGCAAACCTTGCCATCACATTTCTATGCTCTCGGTTAGGGTTAATCTTGTTAAAGATGACATAGTTGTCATACTCTTCCTGTAGGTGTAATTCGTTTGCAATCATTTTAGGTGTTCGTTTAAATTATCTAATCGTTTTTCGTATTCAGTAACCTTAGAGGATAGATGCCTTATGGTGAGCTTCAAGTCTGCGTTCTTCGCTTCTGCCTCCCAGACCTTTTGTTGTACATCCTCAACCATATCTATAGCACTATTGATAGCACCATAGATAGACATAAGGTCAAGGAATATATCCATCTCGTAATCATTGTTTAGGTCTTGAGGTTTTAGTGCGTTAGCTATCTGCATTAGGTCGGAGTTCTTTTGTCTCAACCAAAGCAATGCTATGCTCTTACTACCTCCCCTTACCCATTGGTAATCTTCTTGTAAGTCATCCATCTAAAAAGGCATTTGTCCTTGTTCTTTTTCTTTCTTGCTAATGAGATTCTCTCCGTGTATCTCAAAGCCTACATTATTTGGTAAGCTACGAAATTTTACAGGTTCATCCAAAGGTGTAGGTCTACCTCCTGTTTCTACCTCTTTTACCTTAGAGATAATGATATGGTTGTACATCCATTCGGTAGGGTGAGATTTATAACGATGTATGACTATAAAGTCATCAGCACGGTTCACCCACTTACCCCCCGACTCAATATCTGCTGCGCTTGGTGGTATAGGCATACCTGCATACTCGTGTCCTTGTGGGTGTTTCATACGCAAGGCAGAAGTAACTGCGTGAGCGCATAGCCATATACTTACATTGTGTTGCTTTGCCCAATTCCTAAAGTGGGTAGCTACCTCATAATCGTACTCGTGACCTCCAAGTGTTTTGTACATCTCCTTGTCCTTTGATAGCGAGTTGTAAGGGTCAATCATAAAACCATCAAAGCCTTCTTCGTGGTAGATGTCTGTAGCCTCCTCTAACAACTCAGCATAGGTGTACATCTTCTTATCCGTATCAATAATAACAAAGTATCGTTGGATAAGGTCTTGAGCCATCATAAACTCATCTTCTTCTATTTGGTTTATAGGCTTACCTAAGAAGAACTCGCTAACCTTTTTAATGAGAGATACAGGTGTGTTCTCGGAACTAAACACCAACCATCTTATATCATTCCTTATTGCTTGTAAGAGCATTAGATATAAGGTGACTGAAGTCTTACCCACATTAGCGTGTCCCAGAACTACATTGAAATTACCTCGTTTGAATCGGAGGTATTGGTCAAGATTCCATTGACCGAACTTGATGCCTTCTTCAATCTTGCCCATTCGGACATCATCAAGTTTACCGAACACATCGGCATAAGATATTTTTGACATAGTGTTTCAAGAGTTAAAAAGGGAGCGCAATGCGCCCCCTTCAAATATAGGTATCTTTTTAGAAAGGTAAACCTTCATCAGCCACAGGTTGTGGTTGGGATTTACGCTCTAAAGCTACTTTTGCTTCTTCAAGCGTTTGGTCTTTCTGCCTTCCTGCAAAGTGTTGCTCTTGAGATGTTTGAAGCTCCGCTTTCTTCATCACCCAATCTGCAAAGGTCTGTGCATTCGCAATAACTTGTTGAGGTGTACCACCTAACTCTGCTGCTGCTTTTAATGCCGTTTGTCTAACAATTATCTCATCCTTTGATGAATGAGCAGTAGTCTTACCAGATGCACTACCATTAGAAGATGGTGTTACATTTGCAAACTGAGGGTTTACAGGCTTAACCGTGTAGTAGGTTTTACCTTGATACTCTCTACCAATGTATTCGTAAGTAGCCTCTTCACCTACTACAAACTTTGTTTGATGCTCGGACTTGGAATTGTACTTCCCATTGTCTCCGTTCTCAAATGTTACATAGAACCCATATAGAGTTCCGTACTGCCCTTCGTAGGGCTGACCTGCGGACTTGATGTCCTTAACGACTGATGCTTTAGTCATATCTATTTAATTTAGTTAATAGTTCAAAGTTAATAAAAATGTTTATAGTACACAAGACCATTGTTCAGCAATAGCATCAGCCATTCCTTGAAAGGTTTTGCTTCTTAGTGTTCTTCTTTCTTCTGGAGTCTTAGCATTTTTTAATGCTTCATAATACCATTTAGGTTGTCTTTTCTTAACTCCCTTCTTGCTTATAAATTCAATAAACTCTCCCTTCTCTACAATGTTTGTAGGCTCAAGTTTAGGAAGATTCTTTAACCAAAAGCAAGTAGATTTACTTGCCTTGTCACCAAACATATATGGGTGAACAATTTGGTCAGGCTTTCTAATTTGTGATGAGATAACGCTAATAGGATTCTCTATTGCTATATGCTTAATTGGTGCGGTCATTAGGTCACGAACAAAATCTAAAGCCTCTGCTTGATTTTGCCATCGCTCTTCATTTCTTGAACCATCCTTGTTATACAACCATCTCGCACCGCTAACCGCCAAGTAAGTACAAGGTGGGTGAGCAATCATCATATCATATTTACCGCTATATGCTTCTTGGAATGCATCCCCTTGAATATGCCACTCTGGATGTCCTCCACTACACGGCAACAAATCACAACTATAAGCGTTGTAGCCTAATTCTCTAAAGGCTTTTGTTATTGCTTGAGATTCCTCACAAGCTATTAAAATCTCTTTCATAAGCATCTCTTAGTCTAATTTCAACTTCACAATAATTCTTTTCAACCGTAGAGTCAAAAACGATAGTGAGCCTGTTATAATGTTTAGGAGAGTCATCAGCAATCCATCCGTTAGCAACGAGAGTATCAGCAACAAATTTTGACACAAGTACATTATTGTCCACATCGGTACGAGCATTGTACCTAATATAGATAGACATACCCTTTGCAATA